TTTAGAAAATTGGATGGCCGCAATCAACTCGCACCAAGGTAATATTACAGCTTTTAATAGTGCATCACCGTTGCAGTATAAGTCACAGGCACAAATTACTCAATTCTCGAAGACTGGTGTTCCCCTAAGAGTGTATAACTTTAACGGATTGTTTCCAGTAGAAATTGCACCAATTGAAATGAATTGGGAAGCTACTGATCAGATCGAAGAGTTCAGTGTTACATTCCAGTACGACTGGTGGAATGTCTCTGGAGGTATTACCGGCGATGCAGGAACACGTGCGTAACTTAATCTAGACTATGAATTAATGAAGTGGTAATTTAACGAATGATGCTATTTGGCTTCGAAATAAAGCGAAAAGATTCTGCTAAAGAAGAGTTAAAGTCTTTTGTAGAACCCCAAAATGATGATAGTGCAATATCTATTGCAGCTGGAGGCGCGCAAAGTACATTTGTTGATTTAGACGGGACTGCAAAAACTGAAGCTGAATTGGTAAACCGTTATCGTTCAATGTTATTACAACCTGAAGTACAATCCGCAGTTGATGATATCATTAATGAAGCTGTTACAATATCAGATGATAAAAATGTAGTTGAGTGCGTAACAGACGATATTTCTATGCCGGATACTATTAAAAAGAAGATACGTGAAGAATTTGAAACTGTTTTGAAATTATTAGACTTTTCGAATCAAGGATATGATATCTTTAGTAAGTGGTATGTTGATGGAAGATTAAACTATCATGTTATTATTGATGAGAATGCTCCAAAGAAGGGGATTCAGGAATTACGATATATTGATTCGCGAAAAATACGCAAAGTTCGTGAGTATGAAAGACAACGAGTTGATAATACTCAGTTTTCTTTAAAGAAGTTGAAGAACGAATATTATGTTTTTACTGAAAGAGGATATGATACAAATAACACACTTAGTTCTGTAGGTATTACCGATTCAATTCAAGGTTTAAGAATTGCAAATGATTCGATTGTAGCGTGTAATTCTGGGTTAATTAATGATAAAAATACTGTAATCATTAGTCATTTACATAAAGCATTTAAGCCTCTGAATCAATTGCGTATGATGGAAGATGCATCAGTTATTTACAGAATTTCTCGAGCGCCTGAACGTAGAGTATTTTATATTGATGTCGGCAACCTCCCAAAGATTAAAGCTGAGCAATACCTTCGTGAGATGATGGTGAATCATAAAAATAAGTTAGTTTATGATGCATCTACCGGTGAAATGAAAGACGATCGTAAGTTTATGACTGTAACCGATGATTTTTGGTTACCGCGTAGAGAAGGAAACCGAGGAACTGAAATTACGTCTTTACCAGGTGGTCAAAACTTAGGTGAAATGGAAGATATCTTATATTTTCAAAAGAAATTATATAAGTCACTTAATGTTCCAATTTCGCGGTTAGAGTCTGAGACGGGTTTTTCTTTAGGAAGAGCCTCTGAAATATCTCGTGATGAAGTGAAGTTCGCAAAATTTATTCGAAGACTTCGTAATAGATTTTCTATTTTATTTGATAAAGTACTTGAAAAGCAACTTATTCTTAAAGGTATAATTAAACCAGAAGAATGGGATCTGATTAAGGATAAAATTCGTTATAACTTTATGAATGATAACCATTTTGAAGAATTAATAGAAGCAGAAATTCTTCGTGATAGACTGAGTATACTTTCCGATATAAGTAATTATACAGGAGATTATTTTTCAAAGGAATGGGTACGTAAAAATGTTCTTCGAATGTCTGAAGATGATATTGAAGAGATTAAGAAACAAATAGAAGCTGAAGTTGAGGAAGAGCCAGAACCGGTTGTGCCACCTCAGCAAATAGATTCTAACCCTAATCAGCAGAATACACAACCAAATTAAGGAGAAACCTATGTCAGTAAAAGAAATTATTTCAGCGATATTGAGCAAAAACGCATCAGCGTTTGAAGAAGCATTTGAAAATGCTATGAGAGAAAAAGTGTCAGATGCGATTGACTCTATTCATGAACAAGTCGATCTTGATGGCATGGATGAAGCCACATCTCGTGAGAAAGGTGATATGCCTGTTCTTTCGAAGAAACTATCTTATGCGGTTCATCAAAATGATCTAAAAAAGAAGAAGCCAGTTTCTTTGGCAAAGTCTCCGTGGGATAAAAACGAAGAAGTCGATCTTGAAGAAGCTGAAGATCTTGATGAACTTTCAAGAAAAACACTAGGGTCTTATATCAGTAAGGCTTCTGATAATGTTGCAAGTAAAGGTGTTGAAATTGGAAGACGCAGTGCCGATGCCGATGAAGTTGATCGTTTGACCAATCGCAATATGCCTAACAAATATCAAGCTAGAGCAGACATGAAAAAAGCTCTCGGAGCTGATGATGAAACAATTTCTAAGGTTAGAAGATCTGCTGGAATGCGCCTTAAGGGAATTGATCGAGCTGTTAATAGACTTTCGAAATAAGGTGATACATGAAATCTTTTAAAAATCTAATAGAGACAGTTTATATACCAAAGGATGGACCTGAAAGGGAGTTCTGGGATAAACATGCCGTGGATAAGCGCGATTATCCTAATGCCGCGACTGGTCAGTTCACTTCAGACAAAAAGAAAGCTAAGCGTTTAGCTGATCGTACAAAGGACGAAGAGGAAAGAGTTTATGAAGCTGCTACGTTGCACACAAAGCGCGCTGATAAAGAAGCTATTATTGTTCGTGCGGTTGATCCAAATACCGGAGAAAGCAAAGCAAGAGTAATTCAACGCAGAGCTGGAGAAATCAAAATCGGCGAAGAAGTTGATCTTGATGAAGCAAATAAAAAAAATCAATACATCGAAGTTACTAATAAATTCACTGGCTCAAAGTCTTATCATGAAGTACATCCAACTAAAGCATTTGATGCGCTAAATTATCATCGTGGTCTTTGGAGTACCGGTAAAGCACGTATCTTGGTTGGTAAAGATGCTGAAAATGCTAGGCTTAGAAATGAAGAAGTTGATGAGCCATACGCAGTTGGTATGGCTGCAGCTATGAAACAAACAGGTGATACTCCTCCTTTGAAAAAGTCAACAATCAATAAAGCCCATGAAATTGCAAAGAGCATCAAAAAAGAAGCAATGGATCCAGTCGGTAAGCACGATGCCGATATTGATAACGATGGTGATACTGATAAATCTGACAAGTATCTCATCAAGCGTCGTAGAGCAATTGCACGTGCTATAGATGAAGGTCATGGTGTTTTTCTTAAGAGTGGATCATTCGGTGAGAATCGTAGTAGTAAGCCAATTAAGGTCCATGCAAATATAGAAGATGCTGAAAAACAGGCTAAAAGACTTAATTCATATCTGTCAGCACGTGAAAAGGGGTACTACGGCCTTAAATATCACGTGAAACCAGTTGCAGAAGGTTTTGTTGTAGTTGATCTTGATGAAGAAACAGATCTTGACGAAGTGTCGATGGACACTTTGAAGTCATATCATGGCGCTGCAAAGACCCAAACCCGTAGCATTGCCGACAGGTTGCAGAAGTTCAGGTCCAAAGATATCACCCCAGAGAAGGGCGAAGTGAAATCTATGTTAAAGACATACGCGAAGCGGCTCGGAGGAATGCATCTAGCTAAGCATAAAGCAGGCAAAGGGGTGATGGGTGAAGAAGTTGAAGATCTAGACGAAGTCTCGAAGGAAAAACTTGGCTCATATATCAAGAAAGCTGCTATGAGCCAAATAGGCAATACCGCAACGGCTATAGTTGGAAATAACGATGACACCTCTACTATTCGTGCTAAAAAAAGATTAGGCCAACGTCAAGCAGGTATTACAAGAGCAACTGATAGACTTACTAGAGAAGAAGTTGAAGATCTAGATGAGCAAATAGATCTTGCCGGCGAGGTGCACAAAGCAAAAACATTTAGAAGTAATAAATTCGACTTACTTAGAAGACCAAAGACTCCAATAAATAAAAAAACTGGTAAGGCATGGGACTTTCATGTGAGGGGTAAAAAGGAGTTTATTCAAGCAACTCTTGGAAAACATCCTAAGCCAAATCTTCCAGAAGAAGTCGAAGATCTAGATGAGCTTTCAAAGAAAACTTTAGGATCTTATGTAAGAAAGTCTGCTGATGACCTAGCAAGAAAACAAGGTGATATTAGTAGTATTGGTACTTTTCATCCGGATTACAAAGGTCTTAGTCGACTTCGTAAAAACAGAAGAGTCGGTATCGCTAAAGCAACTGACAGACTTACAAGAGAAGAAGTTGAAGATCTCGACGAAGTTTTCAAAGTTGGCGCAATGCATCTTGAAGACGGATCATCAGTTACTCTTAATCGCGAAAATGTCGACTGTTTAAATAATCTATTCAATCAATTGAATTCTTCAAATAAAGCTAAAATGGAAGAACGACTTAAATCAAGTAAAAATGGATTTAATGAAATCATGGGTTTTGCTAAGGAAATAGAATAATGGTAGATTTTGTTAAAGTAAAGGGGCAAGAGATTGCCCTTACAACTGCTAATACTGTTGGTAATTCTACAGTTGTACGTGTATATACACCAAGCATAGCACTTCTTACATTTACTTATGCAAATACAACGGTATATGGCACTTATACATTAGGTGCTGGTTTAGATGAAGTCTTTATTAAAGATCCGACCGATACTATTACTGCTAATACCGCTGTTCGTGCAGTGTCTATTGCCTACAGATAATAAAGGAATAAGAAATGCTGCTAATTAAAGAAATACAAGAAGATGTTAATTTCATCACTGAAGCGAATGAAAACGGCGAAAAAAACGTTTACATTGAAGGTATCATCATGCAAGGTGATATTAAGAACCGTAACGGTAGAATTTATCCGTCCAATGTTTTAGTACGTGAAATGAATAGATACAATGACAATTACGTTTCAAAGAATAGAGCATTCGGAGAACTTGGACATCCTCAAGGACCAACTATCAACCTTGATCGTGTATCACATATCTTCACCGAATTAAAATCAAGTGGTTCAAATATTGTCGGTAAAGCGAAAATAACTAAAACCCCTATGGGCGATGTGGTGAAAGGTCTTATTGAATCCGGAGCACAACTTGGCATTTCTTCTCGTGGAATGGGTTCGGTGAAGCCAAATAAACTTGGCATCATGGAAGTACAAGACGACTTTATGTTAGCGACTGCTGGTGATATTGTAGCAGACCCTTCAGCACCAGATGCCTTCGTAAAAGGCATCATGGAAGGAGTTAGCTGGATTTATGACATTGCTTCTTCTTCATGGGTTATAGAAAAAATGCTAGATGAAGTTAAAGAAGAAGTTAAAACAAATTATAAGCAATTTGATGAAGCAAAGGCAATTAATGTTTTTCATCGTTTTTTAAACAGCCTATAATACTATCAAAATTGTAATAATATAAATACTATTGAATTTCACGAATCTTAATGAGGAGAGACCCTAAATGGATAAAAATTTAGAAGAAGTAAAGGCGACTGGCGAGGATTCGTTCTCTAACGATCCAGTAACACCTGCTGGTGGAAGTGCTAAGAAAAACCGCAAAGGCGATAAATGGGATGCTAAAGACGAACCAAACATTGGTACAAAAGTAGTAACACCCCAAGGCACAAACAATGCTGGTATTCATGAAGCGATCACAGCGCTTTTTGGTGATCATGATCTTTCAGAAGAATTTAAAGAAAAGACGATTACGATTTTTGAATCTGCTGTTCATGAAAGAGTTGAAGCTATCCGCGAAGAGCTTGAAGAAGAACTTAACACCGTGCTTGAAGAACAAACAGAAGCATTGATTGAAGAGTTCACTGATAAAATTGATTCTTATCTGGATTATGTTGTCGAAAAGTGGATGGAAGAAAACGAAGTAGCTTTGGAAACCGGTTATAAGGTTGCTGTAGCTGAATCACTTTTTGCCAATATCAAAAATATTGTCGTCGAACATAATCTTGATATCAATGAGGATACAGTTGACGCAATTGCTGAAATGGAAGAAATGGTTGACAAAGCGTACGCTCGTTATAATGAAATGTTTGAAGAACTCGCTACTGTTCGTAAAGATAAAGAACAACTAGAAAAGGATATGACATTCGCCAACTTTGTTGAAGGGATGATATCAACAGATATTGAACGTCTAAGAGTGTTGTCTGAAGGCGTATCTTACGAGTCAATTGGTGATTATACTAGAAAACTAGAGACACTTAAGGAATCATATTTTGATGGTGTTACTCGTAGTGAAGATCAGGCTGAATATCTTGAAGAAGAGGCTGATGAACCTGCTGGTAAAATTGATCCTTCTGTAGCAGCGTATGTTGCTTCTTTAAACAAATATAAATCTTAATTCGTATAAATAATACTAATACAAATCCATTTTAAGGAGAGAGTAAAAAAATGAAAATGCAAATTGATGAGCTACTAAAGAAGTGGGGCCCGGTTCTAGAACATGGCAACCTTCCAGGCATCAGAGACAATCACCGTAAAGCTGTTACTGCACAGCTTCTAGAAAATACAGAGATCGCTTTAAGAGAAGGTTCATCTTATTCGCCGCTTTCTTTACTATCTGAAGCTCCAGCTAACGCCGTTGGTGATATGGCTACTGGTAACGTAAAAGGATATGATCCAGTTCTTATCACTCTTGTGCGCAGAGCTGCTCCTAACCTGATTGCATATGACGTTGCTGGTGTTCAGCCAATGACTGGTCCAACTGGACTTATCTTCGCAATGCGTTCAAGATACACGTCACAAACTGGTACAGAAGCATTCTATAACGAAGCAGACACTGACTTTACTGGTACTGGCACACACCTTGGATCACCAATTCCAGGTACTGGTAACATTGGTACTGACATTGCTAACACATCACTATTCAACACTGGTTCTGGTCTATCAACAACCGCTGCTGAAGCTTTAGGTGATGGTGGTGGTACTAACTACCCAGAAATGGCATTCAGCCTTGAAAAGGTAACTGTGAGTGCAAAGAGCCGTGCTCTAAAAGCAGAATACACCACTGAACTTGCACAAGACTTGAAAGCAATTCATGGTCTAGACGCTGAGTCTGAACTTGCAACAATGCTTCAAACAGAACTTCTTGCAGAAATCAACCGCGAATTAATTCGTACTATTTACTCAACTGCTGTTGTTGGTGCTGCATCTGGTACTACAGCAACTACTGGAACATTCGACCTCGATGTTGACGCAAATGGTCGCTGGGCTGTTGAAAAGTTTAAGGGTCTTCACTTCCAAATCGAACGCGAAGCTAACCAAATCGCAAAAGACACCAGACGTGGAAAAGGCAACATCGTTATCTGTTCTTCAGATGTTGCATCAGCTCTTCAAATGGCTGGCGTCCTTGATTATACTCCAGCTCTAAATACAAGCAATATGAATGTTGATGATACTGGTCAAACATTCGCTGGTGTTATTAGAGGTATGAAGGTGTATATCGACCCATATGCTGGTTCGAACTATCTTATCGTTGGCTACAAGGGTGCTTCTGCCTTTGACGCTGGTCTGTTCTATTGCCCATACGTTCCTCTACAGATGGTTCGTGCTGTTGGTGAAAACAGCTTCCAGTCAAAACTGGGCTTCAAGACTCGTTATGGCATGGTTGCAAACCCATTCGCACAGGGTGCAACAGTTGGTAACGGTTCTCTTGCCAATAACGTTAACGTCTACTACAGAAAAATACGTGTAACAAACATTCTCTAATAAGAGAAGTCAGTCTAACTGAGCAAAAACAAACTGGGGCTCCTTGGGAGCCCCTTTCTTTTTGTATTACAATGGTTTCGCAATGAGGCGAAATACATCAATGTCGATTTCAAAGCCACCTTCAGCTGACCAAGAATCTCCAATCCACAGAGAATAAAATCCCGGTTCAACGCTGAATTCGACAGTATCGAAACCAATGTAACCTTGCAATGTTGCAAATTCACACATAGAATTTTGGCCACCGGTCAGTAACTCAACTACACGTTTAGAAGACAACACATTATGATAATCGGAATGATCACCTCTAATGATGATTTGTTTATAATATTTCAGATTAGCAGTATCATGGACCCAATTAAATTCTACACTAGACTTTTGCTTGAATAATTTGTCAAGATTTTTCAATGTTAAACACCCTAGGCTCCGTAGGCCAAATGTCTGCATATTCGAGCGTGTCTTGCTCAATGTCTGGTCGAATGACAGCACAAATTAGAGCCTGATCTAAGTTAAGAAGATTACACATTGACACAAATGCATCTTCTGCCCTATAGCCTCCTACAAGTGCACCTGGTTCTTGCCAAAGAAGAAACCTAGAAAGTACAAGAATGTCTTGAGCTCTGTCTTTATCAGATATCATTATGATTTATTCTCCGCTGCGATCTAACCAAAAGACCGTTTCCCCAAGAGCTTCAGCTACGATTGCGGCGATTTGCTCTAGTTTGAGATCACCCTGTGTGACATCAATCGTTTCTTTACCCACCTCTATGGTGATTTTCCCGTCTCTATCATAGATGATCATTTGTTTACTCTGTTATTGCCTTTACTTACATTATAAATATATCACCAAGCTAGTAAATGTCAATAGGAAAAATGATGATTCAGCAAAATTTTCTGTCACCAACAGGATTTAGATTTTCTATCAAGAGACTACCAAACGTTTCCTTCTTCGTTCAAGCAGCTACTATTCCTGGCCTGTCAATGGGCGTTACAGATTCACATACACCATTCAAGACAATTCACTTTGCTGGTGACAAGCTTCAATATGAACAGTTCGATATTACTGTTCGAGTAGATGAATACATGGACAGCTATAACGAAATCTTCGACTGGATAGTTGGACTAAGCAAACCGCAATCGTTTGATCAGTATAAATCTCTTCAACAGAGCGATGATGGATTATACAGTGATGCAACATTGACTATACTTGATAGCAGAAAAAATCCTGGTATTGAAGTAACATTTAAAGACATGTTTCCTATATCTTTAGGTTCGATTATACTCGATACAACAGAAACAGATGTTAATTACAAGACATGTGACATTACATTTCAGCATAATGGTCACACGGTAAAAAAGATATGATTGACATTTTCATCTAACTGTGATAAAATATCATGTATTTGTGGGGAGATGACTGTGGATATTGCTAAAATTTTTGAAGAGTGGGAAAAAGACGGGGCTATTGATCAATCAGACATATCAAGAGCCGCGACAAACATACCAAAAATTCATAATAAGTACTTTAGACATTATGTTGAAGAAGGTCTTAAATTGAAGAAACTCAAAGCTGAGTATAAAATTCTAGTTCGAAACAAAACTGAATGGTATAAAGGCGACCTAGATGAAGAAGAATTAAAAGAACATGGGTGGAAACCACAACCTCTCAAAATTCTTCGAGCAGACATACCTCAATATTTAGAATCAGATTCAGATATTATCAGAAAGACTTTAGTTATAGGCCTTCAAGAAGAAGTTGTCAGTTATTTAGAGTCTATTGTGAAACAAATCAATAATAGAAATTTCATTTTGAAGACTATTGTTGATTTTGAAAGATTTAAAGGTGGCGGGTGATATCAGCGGATAAAGTATACTTAGAAAAGATTAACGAAGTATTTGTAAAGGTAATAGCTGAACCATCAATTAAGATGGAAATGAGTTCGCATTTTATGTTTGAAGTACCAGGCGCTAAATTCATGCCTGCTGTACGCAATAGAATGTGGGATGGTAAAGTAAGATTGCTGAATACGATGACCGGATATATATACGCTGGTTTAGTTCCGCACATTCAGAGGTTTTGCGCGCAGCGCGAGTACGAATGTGAATTGTCTAAAGATCTTCAAAGCACTGAGCCTGTGCCAGAAGATTATGGGTATGAATTAGCGAAGCAACTTAAGGTTCCAAATCAGTTCGAACTGCGTGACTATCAGAACACTGCAGTTATTCACGCGATAAGACATAATCGCTCCCTTTTCCTTTCGCCAACAGCATCAGGAAAATCGTTCATAATTTACTTGATCATGGCTCATCATCTGTTGCTTGATCGAAAAATACTTATTGTAGTACCAACAACTTCTCTTGTTGATCAGATGGCATCTGATTTTGTTGAATACAACAATGGCGAGAAGATGAATATTCACAAGATCAGAGGAGGAGTTGATAAGACTGTTGATGCAGAGATTACTATAAGTACTTGGCAGTCTTTATATAAAATGCCGAAGCAATTTTTCGAAAAATACGATGTTGTTTTTGGTGATGAAGCACATCTTTTTAAGGCAAAATCTCTCACTTCTATACTCGAAAAGATGCCGCATGTAAAATATCGTTATGGTTTAACTGGAACTATTGATGATGCGCTTGCTCATAAATTAATACTAGAAGGATTGTTTGGTGAATTATTTCGAGTAACAAAAACTAAAACACTTATAGATAACAATGTGTTATCTCAATTCAATATAAAGGCCCTGGTTCTTAAATATCCCGATGATATTCGGAAAGAGAATAAGGGTAAAACTTATCAAGAAGAAATTGATTGGATAGTGCGTAATGAATTCAGGAATAGGTTTATTCGAAATCTCGCATGGAATTTAAAGGGTAACACCCTCATTCTATTTCAATATGTAGATAAGCACGGTCAAGCTTTATATGATATGTTAAAGAAATCAGATGATCACAATGTGCATTTTGTTCATGGTGGTGTAAAAACAGATGATCGTGAAAACATTAGACATGAAGTACGTAATTCAAGAGGTGAACTTATTGAATTAACATTTGAAAAAGACACAATAAAGCTAAAGGCAGAAGATAAAGTTTTATTGAGCTCTGGTGAAATTATCTTTGCTAAAGATGTTACACTCGAACATGATGTATCTAACAATTGGATAAAAACAAACTTAAAGAATAATAGAAAAGAAAAATGAAACCAACAAACATAAAGAAGGAGGTGTATGAACGCAACATTATTTGTGCTTCATACGGTACCTTTCTCGACTGGTATAAATATTCCAGAACTTGATAATTTGATATTTGCGTCGCCTTCAAAGGGTAAGATTCGCAATCTTCAATCAATTGGCAGAGTCTTGCGAAAAGGTAAAGACAAGTCGCATGCCGTATTATACGACATTGTCGATGATCTTCAATGGAAAAATTCTCAAAATTTTGCAATAAAACATTTTATAGAGCGCGTTAAAATATACGGAGATGAGGGATTTCAATTCAAAATCCTAAGCATTGATATAGGAGGCTAATAATGGAACTCTATCATATTAAGTTTAAAAACGGAGAAGATCTTTTAGGCTATATAGATGATATTGCCACAAATCTAATAGAAATCAAATCACCGATTACAGTATCAATTGATCCACATTTAGGATTATTTGCTAAAAGCTGGTTGTTATTCGCAGATACAAATTCTGCGGTGATCGATAAGTCTAACATAATCTTGCTTAGCAAGGCATCGAATACGGCAGCAGAATATTATGATGAATTCATCCATAAGCAGCAGGAACATGCTAGTCGTAAGACAATGACAGAGGATTCATCGATGAATCAAGAGTTTGAAGATATCTTCACAGCTATGATAGAATCCAAAAATACTGTTAGAAAACATTAGAGTTATATGATAACCATAAAGGTATTATACCATACCTAGAAAAGATGTCAACAACTATTTTCGATAATTTTATGGTTGACATTTGCCTCTTAGTATGGTATTTTAAAAGTAAACAGAGGTGAACATGGCGAAAGCAGTTAAGGCAAAGCGAAATTATGTGAATAACGCAGAATTTCTAGAAGCAATGGTAAAATACAAAAAGGCAGTTCGTGAAGCCGAAGACAGTGGTGAAGAACTACCAAGAATTCCAAACTACATTGGAGAGTGTATCTATCAGATAGCAAACAGATTGGCGTTTAGGCCAAACTTTATAAATTACTCTTATAGAGATGACATGGTTGCTGATGGATTAGAAAATGCTATCATGTGTATTAATAACTTTGATCCAGAAAAATCAAATAATCCATTTGCTTATTTCACTCAAGTAATATATTTTGCGTTCATTAGGCGCATTCACAAAGAAAAAAAACAAACATACATTCGACATAAAGTGTTAGAAAATTCTATTCTGACAAACACTGTATTTGAGAAAGGCGAAAACAGCGATTTTGGTAGTTCTTCATTATCAGAAACGAACAATGATTATATGAACAATTTTGTTGAAAAATATGAAGCGTCGATGGAAAGCAAAAAGAAAACTTCGGTGAAAAAGAAAGGTGTTGAGGTTTTCTATGGTGACGAAGCGTGAAAATAGCAATCATTAATGATACACATTTTGGTACTAGAGGTGATTCAAAAATTTTCCTAGATTATCAAGAAAAGTTCTATTCAAATGTTTTCTTTCCAGAGCTTGAACGTAGAGGAATTCAAACACTTTTACATCTCGGCGATCTTTTCGATCGAAGAAAATATGTGAATTTTGTTACGCTTAAGCGTACAAAAGAGATGTTTCTTAATCCTCTAAAAGATAGAAATATTACGGTTCATGGTGTAGTTGGCAATCACGATACATCTTTTAAGAACACAAATGAAGTAAATACAATAGACTTACTACTGAAAGAGTATGAAAACTATAACGTGTATGTTAATGAACCAGTTACTCTTAACTTTGGAAACTGCAATATTATGCTATCGCCATGGATTTGTTCGAGCAACTCAGAAGTATCGTTCAAAGCTTTCAAGGAAACCAAAGCAAAGGTGTTAATGGGACACTTTGAATTTGCTGGGTTCGAAATGATGAAAGGACAATTGTCAGATCATGGACTAGATCGATCAGAGTTTAAAAAATTCTCATCTGTGTATTCTGGCCATTACCATCACCCATCCTCTCATGAAAATATCACTTATCTTGGTGCACCATATGAAATGACGTGGACAGATTACAGGGGAAAGCGTGGCTTTCATATCTTCGATACAGAAACATGCGAAATAGAATTTGTTCAAAATCAATTTTCAATATTTCATAAACTTGATTACGATGATGAAGATCTCAGCGTAGAAGATATTGCTGAAATTGATGTTTCGCCATTGACACAGGCCTATGTTAAGGTTATAGTAAAAAAGAAGAACAATCCGTACGTGTTTGACTTATTCATAGATAAGTTACAATCAGCTGGATGTGCAGATATTAAGGTCGTAGAAGATCACTTAAACTTCGACATTATTAGTGAAGGCGAGCTTGTAGACGAAGCTCAAGATACCTTATCTCTTCTTAAGACTTATGTGGAAGGTCTGGAAGTGAAGGCTGACAAGGCTCGAATTAACGAGTTTCTTCGTGATCTATATCAGGAAGCCCTCAGTCTATA